ATAGTAAATACTAAAGTGTCACTTGTAACATTTTCGTATTCCTGTTTAATTATTTTAATTGTATCTCCTCCTATCTCTACTGCTACAATGCTATCTCTTACAAAGTCATAGACTGTAGATGTGTCAACGCGTAGTGTGCCAGTTGTTGTTATAGGCCCACCAAGTAATCCGTAACCACTACCTACACTGGTAACTGTGCCGCTGCCTCCAGTGTACTGTGGAATGTTTAAAGTATCACCACTTAATGTAGAAGCTCCACTACTACCTGTAGTAGTTAATGTAATATTGTTTTGTTTAGTCGCAAACCTTGTAGTAAGATTTAATAAAGTAGTATCTGTCAATTCCATTAATACAGATAAGTCTGCAGAGACTGTGCCTGTGGTTGTGATTGGATTTGGTGATACAAGTATTCCTGTGCCTCCAGATATTGAGGTAAGTGATCCGCTGCCACTTCCACCTCCACCACCGCCACGAGGAAATATAACCGTATAATTTTCACCTACCTTATAAGCAGTCGCATCAATGACTACCGATGCATTGGTTGGTATTGTGTATTGAGTTGGCAAAAGAATTTGACCATTACGGTAAACTTGCACCACTCCCGTACCACCTACTACTAATGTATCACTTTGTGTCCATGTCAATGTACTTGAAGAAACATTGGTAAAATCTTGCCTTGCGTAAAATCTTCCACTTGTATCTGCGTAGGCTTTTGTTGCGTAGTTGGCTAACATCGTAGCTGTATCGCTTACTAAAAGTGTTGGCGTTGTGTCGCGCCAAATGCCACTTTTAAAATATAAAGAAGCATTTGTAACAGGCGAAGAAATAGCCAAATCATGAAGCTCATGCAATGCATAACCCGATGCCACACGAATTGAAATTGTACCATTGTTTGAAGATGAATTTATACAAAAGCCAATAGGCATATCAATGTTTGGTGCAACTGGCTCAACATCTGTCCAAACACCAGCAGTAGTTGGCGAAGGATAAAGAATAGCACCATCCGCAAATGTATCGGTGTTCACTTGTCTTATCTTGCCAAATGAAATAACATACCCATCTTCTCCATTAGTTAAATCGTGTGCGGTTATTCCTAATAGCAATTTTGCATCTATTGTGCCATTTGCTATAAATTTTGATACCAATATTCTACCACTTGCTCCTACTGTACCACTTGCGTAAACAAGGCTATTTTTTGCAATGGTTGAGCCTGTCTGATTCTTAACAAGCCAAAAGTTTTTAAATCCTAATTCATTTGGCACTTGGTCATACATTCCTAACACAACCGTACCTAACTCATAATCCCATCGCATTTTAGCCGTGTCAACATTGTTAGGTGAAACACTTGTATCAAAAAATAAAGAGTCAACAGGCTGCGTAAATGATCCGCCACCTACTAAAGATGCCCAGGCGCCTTGTTTCCAAACATATATACTTCCCGTTACACTATCTAACACTAAATAGGCTTTTACATTCTTATCTGCATAGCTTGTCGGCTTAGTTACTGTATCAGAAACAAGACCTCGCCATACCAAGCCGTTTCCAGTAGTCTGAAAACCTAATCTTTGTTTATTGCCTGTGATTGGGTAGGGAATGGAGTCAATAGAGGCATAAGATATTCCTGCCACCAAAAGAAAAGCAATAACAAGTCCTTGCCGTTTGTTGCCGACTTTGTTAATAGCTTTGCCGATAAACTTGCGCCCAATGCCCATTATTAATTCATTGGCTAAAACCTTGGCAATGTTTCCAACGGCTTTTAAAAACTTGCGTTCTTTTTTTGGTGCTTTTATCTCTTCCATTATATTATGTTTATTGCAAATACAATGTAATTACTTCCATCGTAATGTGTGTTAATATCTATTGTAATAGTAGCAGGTGCCGTTATTACATATTGACTGTCTATCAATTTCTGACCATTCTGATAAACATGGACAGCAGCATTTAAATTAGTTACTGGTAAAACTCCATTATTTTGTGTCCAGGTTAAAACATTGGATGAAGCTGCAATAAATTCTTGATTAAATATTGATACGGCAGAGCCATTTACTGTAACATTATTTATTGTTTCTGTGACATTATTATTTACCACACCGCCACTGCCTGCATTGTTTGCAACGTCGGCAAAGTCGCGAGGTTTAGATAATACTGTTCTTTCTGTATAGTTAGGCATCCAATTCTATTTTAAAGTAATCACCTTGCCAAATCTCTGTTTTTAAATCAAAACTACCTCTTTCGAAAACGTAATATCCAGATGAATATTCTATGACCTTGTGAGGAAGGTAAGGATTGTCAACTGATAAATTTTGGAATGGCATATCTACCATGCGTAGCTTTGGTGTGAGCTGTCCTCGTATTACTTCATTTACTAATAATTGTGTGACATTGTTAAAGCCTGATCCGCTGCTAACATCCCATGAGCTGCTATTTTCATAGGTGCCAGATTCTAATACTTTTAATCCTCCATCTGTTGTTTTACTTGGCCCATCTCCTATATATGTATCAAGGCTAAATATAGTAGATGATTTATCGTCATTGTCAGAGCCATATTCAAGGATGTCACTTTGCCCGGAGACTGCACCAGTAGGAAGAAATTCAAGATAATTACTACTTAATAAATATGATATACTAAAATTACCAGAAACATTTGTTCCTGCCTCATTGCGCATATTTTTTAATCGCATCTCCCATATATACTCTGCGCTCTCTGGAATGTCTAATGTATCAAATGTGATTGTTTTATAAGCAACAAAAGCAGCATCTGCTGTTATTGTTTCCGTATTAAACTCATATTCGTAAAATGTATCTTCCCAACTTGCAGCTTCTAATATAAAGTTAAAACCGTTAGTGTATGTTACATTTCTTTTTAAATACTTATTTTCTTGCTTTACCTGTAATGATTTTATTTTGCCAGTAAAACCTGGAGAAGATAAACTATCTAATTGTAATGTATCTGTGTTAGTTGATAAAATTACATAGTCATAATCACCACTTTCTGTAATTGTTTTTGTTACACCGCCTAAACGTAATCTAAGAGTACCACTATTTTCAATATCTACTTTTATTTTAACATAATAATTTCTACCAGATGTAACTGTAAAAGTAGTGTAGTATGCTACCGTTGCTATTATTGTACCTTCAAGTATTCCGTTATTAATAAACCAACCGCTGCCCAATGTCCAGTCAGCAGAGGCAAAACCTTGTAATGGAAAGCTATTAATAATAGATGCTACCTTTACAGCAAATACAAATTGAAAAGGCTCAAAGTTTACAGGATTTAAAGCCTGGGCATAAAAGCCAAGTATTCCTGTGTATGATAATCTTGCATCTGCATTTGTAGCGTCTAATGTCGGAGTAATTGTTGTTATTGGTGTGGTATTAGTAGCATAGTTATATTCTACTCCGGCTAATAAGTTTTGTTTAGCAAAGTGATTGTATCTAACAACTACATTTTTAAGTGCAGGATAATATGTCCATTTACCTCCGCTTAATCTCATTAAATCACTTCCTGGTAAATTAGTCTGTATATTAGACATAGTAAAATCAAAAGTAAATGTACCAGATGCCTGTACTCCTAAAGCACTGTATTTAAAATATCTGTGAGCTGCAGGATTCCTTGCATATTCATTGACTTGTATAAACCAATATTGATTGCCAGAAAATATTAATCTTGCGCCAAAGGTTTGACATATCTTTTTTAAAACATCGTAGCAACTTTGATATATATAGTTGTTTTTTGTATCCTTATGATAAAATGCCCTATGCTGTATTACTGTCAATAATGCGTAATCATTATCAGCACTATAAGCAGTTGTATTCTCATTCCAATTAAAAACAGTGTGCAGGACTGGCAAGCTATTTGCCACCAGTTCACTCTGTACAAAATCAAGTTGATTAAGGCAATTTAATATATGTTGTACTACTGTGTCTTGTCCATTATAGGGCCCAACTGCACTTTTGTAGTCCAATGTTTTTAGCCATCCTAATCCATCAATGGCAGATATTTGAGCAACATAACCAATAGACAAAGGAATGTCTTCAAATTGTACTAAATCTGTAACTATATAACCATACCAATTAAAAGATACCGTAATATTATCATCTTCGTACGCAGTTAAATGCATTGTAAACCTTCCCTCCACTGCTAATCCAATATCAAGTAATAATGTCTCTAAATCGTTATTATTTATAAGTAACGATAAATTGCAAGATGATCCGATAATAGGAGTAAATCTTTCTTGTCCTTGCTGGCTTTCGCTATCGTATTGTAATGACAAAGAAATAGTATCAAAACTATAAGTCATGCCAGAAAAAACATTGTCTTTTATAGCAACATTTATTTTTCTGCCTTTTTCATTATATACAGTAGTTTCAAACCTTACAGCCATTATTGTATTCTGCTAAGACCCTTTTGTGATCTGTTCAACAATATAATCAAATCATTTCCGCTTATCCTTGTCTCCAATACTCCTCCCATGCCCATATCACCCATCATTGACTTTAACTTTGACAAAGGAGCAATTACTTCCGGATCTACACGAGCGTTTCTGTTATCTCCTACGGTTGCCATTGTAGGCCCGTATGCCAAGCCACCTTCGGCTAACTTTGGAGCACCTATTTTCATTATAAGACTTTTTCCTAATGAACCAGCTAAACCTGCAATAGCAGGCGCAATGGCTAATAAAAATGGAGTAGGAGGTAAACCTGCTAATGCTTTAGCAACAAAAACCTTAATCATATCTCCAATAATAACCGCTATGCTTTGCCTAACTGCTGCGGCTAATTCTTTCATGCTCTTAAAACCACTTTCTGCTAAATTTGCAAATGCCTCAATACCCATAACAAGTGATTTTTGCAATGGACTTAATAAATCCTCAACAGATTTTATAGCAGGCGTAATTTTAGTAAAAGAGTTAGCTACATCTTCATTTGTTTGTTTTAATCTTTCATTTGCAGCCGAAACACTTTCTAATTTATCTGGAAGTAAATCTAATGTCGGTAAAATTCCTATAACACCTAAACCTGCACCCATTGAGGCAGCAGAACCTGCTCCACCACCACCTCCACCTGTTGGAGTAGTAGCACTTGGTTCTGTCGGCAAAGTTGGCACAGTAATACCTCCACCGCCACCAGTTGCTTTTGCACCAGTTGTAAATAATGAAGCAAGTTTGCCTTTTAAACTATCAACTGTATCTCCAATACTTTTAAACTCTGTAGCTACTATTCTTTGTTCCTTTTGATAAGATGTTAAACCATCAAGATTAAATAAATTTAATCCTAATGCTTTCTGTAGATAATCAATATTTTTTAAAACATTAGCTACTCCTTCCATTACGGAGTTTTTAATGTTTATCCAAATGTTTTTAAATCTATCTGTGAAGGCTTGCCAGTTATCATAAACATATAATGCAATAGCACCAATAGCAGCAATTAAGGCAGTAACTACTAAAATCATTGGATTGGCAGCTAAATAGCTAAATGCTTTACTTATATTTCCTATTGCTTGTACTATTAATTTTGAGGCTCCTGCTAAAGCACCGTATGTACTTATTAATTTTCCTACTATAAATATAATGGGCCCGATAGATGCAGCCACTAAAGCAGCTTTAACGATGAAGCCTTGTGTCTCCGGATTAAGTGCCTTAAATCCATCTACTAAACCTTGAATATATTTACTTAAACTTTCTGCAACCGCTTGTAGATTTAATGATTCATTAATAGCCTTGCCAAATTCTGCTAAAGAAGCCGTTACATTATCTTTTAAATTATCAAATGTATTACCTAATCCACCTTGCGCCCTTTCTAACTTTGCTAATGCAGATACAGAGCGCGTAATAAAATCTTCACTACTTACACCTATTGCGTTTATTCCTTCCGCAGTCACCGTTCCAAATTCCTCTTTCATTACTCTGGCAAACTCCGGTAGCCTTTCTTTTATCTGATTAAGGTCTTCCTGTGTAACTTTACCAACCGCGCTTATCTGACTTAAAGCTAATGTAACTCCGCTAAACTGTTCTGCACCTCCTCCCGATCTCGCTACGGCATTACCAAACTGTGTTATAGTTTCCCTTGCAGCATCGGCAGACATTCCTACTGATTGTAAAGAGGCAGAAGCCTGTACAACTTGAGGCAATGCAAGACCAGGATTTTCTGCAACTTTACGAAGTTTATCTAGTTCATCCTTTGCTCCTTCACTTGTACCCATTATGGCAATCAATCCATTCTCCAACTTCTCCATGTCGGCAAATGCTTTCAATGAAGCTGCACCGACACCAAGCAATGGCAGAGTAATAGACTGTGTCATAGTGCTGCCGATAGATTGCATTTGTCCGCCAAATCTTGACATCGCACGCTCAACCTTGCCAAGTTCTTTTTCAAGATTACTTACATCAATGCCAAGTTTTAAATTCAGTTTACCTAATGCCATTATTTACTCTTTATCCCATTTGTCAAAAATTGACTTGTCAACTTCTGATAAACTTCTTTTGGTTGGTTTTGGATTATCATTCTCCCAAGGAAATTCAATCAAATCTTTAGGCTTAATTGATTTGCCTTTTGCCGTATGAACATTTAATAAAAGTGTTGTTTGCCACCTGGCTCTTTCCCACTCAAATTGCTGCTCTATTTCAAATTGATTATTATAACCTTGCATAGCTATAATAACCTCTCTTAGTGTCATCTCATAGTATTGCGGAGGGGAAAATCTTAATACTCCAAAGCAAAAACGCTCAATATAATCAAGAGTTAATTCTGCTCCTCCGCTATCTCGTTTTTTCTTTCCGGATCTTCTGGTACTGAAATCTCATTTGTTATCAGCTCTGTTATCCTGTTTATCCCTCCCTTATCCAAATCTACTAAATCGCAAAACTTTTCTAAGTTATATGGGCACTTCTCTCCCTTTGCCTTGTAACCTGCCTGTACACCTGCAAAGGCAAGTTCAAGAGCAAATAGGAGGTCTTCGCCAAGTTGGGAGAGGTCGCTAAGTTTTAGATTCCTCTCCCGTAAAAATGTACCTAACACGAACATACCAAACTTAACTGGTATGTCCGCATTAGCTATTTTTATTGTTTTCATGTTAGGTAATTTTTATTATGCTTTTGTTGTCTTCACGATTGCACCTGTCACCTCAAAAGATGCAGAGTAGCTTGTATTTTCTTCCACTGCTGCATTAAGGTCTAATGATGTACAGATAGCAGACATTGTAAACACATTGTCACCTTGTACATCGGTAGTAAACTTAATAGTAAGCGCAGTACCACTAATCAAGTCGGTAAAGAGATCATCAAACAAGTAATTGGTAGATGAATCACCAGGGCCGGCATAAAGTGCCTCTGTTGAAAGTGTGCCAGATAACTGACCCTTCTTTACTTCCCTCCATCCTCCAGCTGCGGAATCCTTTGTTAAGATTTCACGCATAGCTGCGGAGATGTTCATTTGGCAGGATGTCGCGTAACCGATTGCAGTCGAATCTTTATACAAGCGCATCAACGTACCGTTAATTATTCCAGTTGTTGCCATTTTATTATTTTTTAGCTTTTGACAAATCTATATTAACATCAATTTTTTCCAATTCATTCTCATGCTCAAAATACTCCATAGGCATTGGCACAGGAATATAAATAGGTTGAGGTGCCTCTTGCACTTGTTTTTCTGGCATCTGCTCCACGACAAAGTCATCATCAAGATGCTCCGCAATGCCATCGGCAACAAGTTGCTTGCCAAAGTCGGAAAGGAATACACCTGTTGCGCCTACTGGCTTGCCGTTCCACGTTTTTATTAATCTTAACTTCATAATTATCGTTTCATTCTTGCCATAAAATCAATACTCATCCAATAAACATTTAAATCAGCATTGTATGCTTGTGAATCAGATGACATATACTTAACTGTCTGCACGCTAATATCATTTACTGTACCTACAAATCTGTCTAATCTATTTCTTATAGAGTTAGATAAACTTTGTGTAGTGTCATAGTTGTTTGTATAAACATCTACTTGAAAACTAACTTCTTCAAGATTACTTTGACCATCTTTAAAATCAACTGCAACACTATTAATAATTGTGTAAACACAAAAAGGATAGGTAACATTTTGAGGAGCAATATCTGGAAAGATGCGTAATCCGCAAACACCAGTAACTGCCACATCAGTTGATAGTCTCCCATATATTACTTTACCTATCATAATACTTGCCAGAATTTTTTAGGTCTCTCCTGCATAATGAAAATGCATTCATTACGCATGGTTTTAATTACTTTTTCTCTACTTAAATTTCTTGCTTGTACTACTATTTTATTATACCAGGCTCTTGTACTTCCAAAAACCATGTGAGCATAAAAGCCATTTGTTCCTTCGCTACTATTAATACCTTTATTCATTGTACCTCTTTTATACAATGGCCCTACCGCTCCAACGGCATATCTATATGATTTAAGATTTTTAGATAAATCAATAATAGACTTTCTTAAATTACCTGGTTGCACAATCATTGAAGCTCGATCATCTTCTGACCAGCCTTTCATTTTTTTATTACTAAAAGGATTAGTGCTAATTCTGTGAGCCTTTTTACTTACCGGCACTAATGACTTATAAATTTGTAATGCGATAGGAGTAGCTGAATCTATTACTCTACTTCTTTCTTTTACTGTACATTGCTCCATTAACTCTGCAAATTCAATCACCGCATCTGCTAAACCTACTACTCTCAAAGACATTCCTTGGAAACTCCTTCTACCTGCGTAATTAGACTTTTGAAGTTCTTTAAGGTGATTTATTTGTTTAGCTGATAAATATCCCATTACACATAATTTTGAGCAAATGAACAAAATAAATGCAAATACATATTGTCTTCACTTATCTGGA